CTCTCAACACGAATATCCGTAAATCTCTCAGATCCATTCTTATCTTTCTTTATAAGGCGTTCCATACTACGATTAATTAAATTCTCAACTTTAAATAGATGTCTTCACTTCCAGTTGTAAATTACGGTAGAATGGAACGACTTAAGCCTTTAGAAAGCACAACATTCCCCTTGACTATAAACACATTTTGTATTGTTTTTATCATTATATGTATACTGGCTCTCTATAAACGCTCAGTGACAATCAGTCAACGAAATGAGCGATCCCATATTTGATACATTTAGAAGGACTCAGATATATATCCTTCTTCATGAGACGCTTGAACTTCTTCTCGGGAATCTCCGTCTTCGAGAGGTACATCTTCTTGAGCATCTTCATAAACTTCTCAGAAGTCTTCATCTCGTTACGGAGGTCGTGAAAGTTCCCCCAAAATTCAGTGGAAATCTGGTGAATCAGAAGGTATGCATTACTACCCATGCGACGCTCTGAACCACCCAAAAACACGAATGTGGCGGCGCTACAGCATGACCCCTGTGCGACAGTCACAACCTTCACTCGGGCACGTTCAAGAACATTCATCATGTTTAGACCGGAAAAGATGTCGCCACCACCACTCATGATGTGCACGCGAATTTGTGGATCATACCCCACGAGTTCTGCTTTTCGCTTCAACATTTCAATCTCGAGTTTCTTAAATTTTTCTACAAACTCAAGGGCATTATCAGTATCGATGTCCCCATAGAATAGAATCTCGTTACCTACAATCTTCACGCACTCGGTGACTTCTGTCTCCTTTTCATCTTCAGTCGTAGGCATTTTTGAGTGCCTTCTTTACTCTTGTGACGTCTTTTGATTTTAAGTTGTTTCCAACTGCGAGATGATTAATCACGTCGAAATCTTGTGGTGTGATTCCGTATTCGATCAGTTTACTTAGGTCTCCCTTTTCTGCATAATTCTTTAATAGACACATTTCTTCTACACCGAGACCCATCCTAGACTTTCTACGAATACCATCATATTTTTGTTTTCGCATCCTATAATTTCCCAATTTTGTCCAACAACTCCCTGGTCTGATTTTGTTTCGGTCGAGTGGTTCACCCAAACATGACTTTGGTATAGTCAACGCATGTAGCACAAAATACGGCATCATGTGCCAGTTGGTTGATTTGTAAATATGATTGTCTAAAACATCTGCGAATGAGAATGAATCACTAGACCTGACTACGTCCACACCTTTAGAATCGATGTAATTCTCTTGAAATATATCCCAAATGTGACCATGTTCGGGTATACTATCCATTATCTCAATCGGAGCTGGGTCAGATAACACGTCAGCTATGAAATCTTTCGGTGTTTGAAAGTCATCCATCTCATCATAGCCATCAATATATGTAAAAAAGTTCCTAATATTTCCAGCTGATCTCACAGCGGCGTTATAGATCTCGACCCCATCCTTCTCTACCAGAGTCATCAAAACCTCGGGTTTATGTTTCGGAACGAACACAGTTTCAAAATTTGGAAACATACACATGTTCGTGGTTGTGATCAGAAGAGAACCCCGGGTAAGTTTGTTTCCATCCGAAACTTCTTCAACCAATGGTTTGAATACACTGTCATAATCTTCTATGAATACATGTTTCCGAGTTGGTTTAATAAATGGTAAAAAAGGTGAATCACGCTTTAGGTGTGAAGGTTGTAGTTCAACATGATTTGTTCCCTCCAATACCTTTTGGAGAATAAACGATTTTCCAACTCCAATGGCTCCACATATGAACACGTTCTTACCCTCACTTATGAACTTACGAATGAGATCAATTTGTTTCGTATGTATTGTTGTAACAACCGGGCTTTTTTTTTGCTCAATTATCTTAATGAAGGAGTCCATCGATGATCTTACTAATCAAGCGATAGATTTGGTGTTGCAAAATGACGCACTACATAAACGTGTCATGGAACCTTTAAAAAGGAAAATGTTTCCATTCATAGCGTCAGCAGTCCTTACCAATCTCGCGATGTTTATTCTGTTGGTTTACCTTGCTCGACGTCTGTCTCTTCTTCCTCTTCCTCTTCCTCTTCCCCTTCCTCATACTCTTCCTCTTCCTCCTCCTGCTTAGGAATTAAAAATTCCCCGACTCGTTCAAATGGGGTATTCTTGGTTATGGCATGAATGGGTTCAATCGTCTTTGGTAACTTTAATTTTGGTATTGGGCGCACATTTAATATTTCGGGTTTCGTAAACACACTGTCCAGTGGATATTCATTATCGAAATTTAATAAAATCTTTTTGGGAATAGCAGGACATTGTTCGAGTAAACGATCATATTCAGCTTTACATTCTTCAACAAACTTCAGACCTTCCTTTTTACGCTCAACACGTGGTAGGGATAATTGGAGACGAATGTTTCTCGACAAACTTCCGTGACCTAAGGCAGACGTTCTATGATTCTCCATCAATTCATTCACTTTGAGGAACTGCATGATCGTCGCGATGAGCCCAGCGATAAGATTTAAGCCACCGATAATGGACGGTGCCGCGGGTTGTATACTCGCGGGTAACGTACTTTGGGCAAAATTTGCAGTGCCTGTAATTGTCGACAAGACAATCACGGGTAAATTAAATCGTAGACTTAATTTTTTGTACATTAAAAATGCGCGATGGTGCATGTATCTGTAACAAGCCGACGCCTCTCCCCACTGACGAAGTACATCTTCGTGGTATTCATTCCACGATTCTTCCATATTAATTTCTACGCTCATCTTATAATAAATGAATATAATTTTTATCATTCATCTTGTCTTTCTTTTGTGGATCTTGATTATCCCGTTCACGAATGATCGTAGAAATCTAGAATTCTATTCGGTTCTCATACCTTTCATTTTTTATCATTGGTCGGTCAACGACGACACATGTGCATTGACTCAGGCTGAGATGATGATCACAGGGCAGAAAAAGGAGAAAACCTTCATGGGTCGGGTAGTTGGACCAATCTATAAGATGGAAGAGAATGAAATCAATCATCTTACAAAAACTGTCTTTTTCATACTTTGGGGTATAGCGCAGTACAGGCTTGGGCATTTTGATAACATGATAAAAGATATGTGTAAAGTCGCGAGTGGTAAAATTGTAAAGTAATTTATTTTCCGTTCTTGATAAGTTCGTGTACGCGCTTAACAAATTCACGGTTACGCTTAATTTTGGGATCATTCGCGATGAGACGAAGAAGCGCACTTGACGGTATCTTGGGGGCGTTACCCTTAGGTTTAGGCATCTTTTTCAACTTCTTGCGAGCATCCTGAATCTGCTTGGTCGTTGGCATTTACTGTATATCCACATTATTTTTATAATATAAAGATTTGAAACGACTGTATATTATAATGGATACCAAGATTCAACAGGAAATCAAGCACCTTAAATACAACCTAGACCTGTATCATACATCCTACATGCAAGAACTTGAGCACTTTGAAGAAAAAACACAAAGACTCGATTTTCAAATTGAAAATTGTACTTCAGACGTGAAGAGGGAAATTATCAAGAGACAGAAGGATTATTATCAACAACAAATTGATATTCTGGATAAGAATATGGAAAAAAATACAAATGTAATCAATTCCAGGATTGCTCTTCTTGAAGAGAAACTCGCTTCTTTGCGAGAGGAGAAGCGCTCTATCGAACATAACATCAAGCAACTGGAGGGTGCTTTAGAGAGACGTAACGTTAATGAAATCTTTGATATGTTCGAACACGTGAAGAACGCCCTTACGATTCTCCACGAAGAAATGAAATCTACGTCTTCTTAAATCTGAATGAATCAAAAAAATGGACATGAGTCCTAAACGTATAAAACGCGATCATACATATAGCATCAGCGATGTCGTGTTTCCTGTCATACGGAATTTCATCATCTAAATATTTTTCAGATATTGATATAGTCCGTTCCTTTCTTTGGTCGTAATCCAAATGTCGTATACCGAAATGTGTATGCATGCTCACGGGTGAAATTAGAGAAACCTTATCCTTGAACATGTAATGTAGTAAAATTTCTACGTTTGTGAAACCAGTCGGTGGTTGCCTCTCTATCAGGATTTTGTCGACCGAGTCAAAGATTTCCTTATGATCTTCAACAAATAAAGGAATGATATCCACAAAGTCATTTGATTGTATGAACTTATAGTCCCCCAAGCTTACCTTTTTCATAAGCTCTATTTTAAATTTTGGACCTTTACAAGATGTCTCGGCGACGACCAGTCCCATATTATGATACCCAATATCTATAGACAAAATCCTCATATCTTTATATTAAAAATCTTCTTTAATAATAAAAATAAAATGACCGCGGTGAATACTTTCATAGCGATGCTCATGAATTCTAGGACCCAAACACATTACTTCCATCTCAACACAAATTCTTACGCACAACATAAGGCGTTGGAGAAGTATTACTCGGGGATCGTACCCCTCATTGATGCATACGCCGAAACGTATATGGGTAAATATTCTAAAATCAAGCCTATTCAGATGAACAAGCGGTTCAGTAACGATTCCACATCAAGTGAAAAATATTTCAAGGATATACTGCGTCGGATGAAAGCTATGAAACTTCCCAAAGATACACACCTGAAAAATATTCAGGATGAAATTGTCACCCTCATACGCAAGACCCTTTATATGTTAAAACTTAAATAAAACATTCTCCATGTTTGGAAAAAAGAATGGTTTATTTAGACTTTAGACTTTAGCAAATTTACGCGCCTGTCCAACAAGCTTACTACTCGAGCAACAAGATAGACAACATAAGAGTAACATACCGGGGTAAAATGGAGCCGGCACCGGGAATGGGAATGTTTCGCTCCAGAAACGGTAT